GTTGAAGAGGTGTATTCGACTTTTCGGTGCGTAATGCTTTAAAACTTCTCTGATCTTTTGAGACTGTTCAGGATCAAAGAAGATTCGAGGTCTGACATAAGCCTCATCGATAGATCCATCTGCTCCTGTCAACATGGTCAACCAACCACAGATAAGTTGAGCCTCCTCGAAGGTTGAGCCAACCCTTCCAAGCAAAACAGACCCATCTTTCATCGGTTTACTACCTTCAGCCCATAACCACGCAGCAGCTTGAGCACCTAATAAATCAAGCGTAGTTTTCGTTAATTGCTTTTCTCCAACTGGGTAGAGAAGATTGTAAACAGGACGCAATTTATTAGTTGAAACCCTAAATCTCAGGATTTGAGTCGATTTACCACTATTTCGAGGCTTTGTTTTATAGGGAACAATTTTGGCCCTCGTGAAAATAAATTGCTTAAATTCGTCAACTTTTTCTTCTAAAAATGCAGACTCAGTTGCACCGGCTGTGAGAGTTAATTGGATATAACCTCCGCTAGGAGTGCGATATGGGACAAGACTCCCATCTCCAACCAGTAATCCTAAGAGCCCCCTTACGTCAGCGGCATCCAAAAGTTTTACCCTATGAGATGTATTTATGATATAGACAACACACTATAGGTGTGTATTTGTTCCCTATATAGTTTCGGAGTTATAGATCCCTATGTGGATTGATAATGATTCAGTCGTAAGACTCTAGGATCATTTAAAACCGGATGAATTGCTGGAAACCTAAGTCGAGAGATAAGGCAATCAGCAGCCAAGCCAGAGATACATCTCTGGAAGGTTCACAGACTACCTGAGAGATACAGTTCTCTTAATAACAGGCACGAGCGTCCGGCAGAGTTATCATTTGTGATTCTGATGAGATAGTCGGTGCCTTATGAAAATAAGGGTTTTCACGTTCCAAAACTACTAGGCGCTGAGCTCTATCGCCCGCATCCCGGTTACATCATCGAGATGGCTGTAGAGCCTGTAGTGGTACACGATTTTTCAAAACAGCCCGGACAAACCGTGCAGTTAGATCGTTATCGCTTCTGGGGAAATCCCGGTAATAAAGATTCAAGAGAGCGTACCGCTGATCAGACTCTTGGAACAGCATCTAGTAGAAATATCGTTAAGGATAAGGTTCTCGTAAACCTTAAGGAGTACACAGGTCCAGCAGATCCAACAGATGCTACCTCTCCTTCAACATTCAAGGTTGCAAGAGAAACTCTCTTAACAGCACAACGTCTTTTATTAGACACAGGTAATCTCAACGTATTCCATCAGTCAATTGGGTTAATTAATGGCCCCATCGCTGCGTAATCAGCGATTGCAAACAGGGTGAATTGCTGGGAACCCACTTTAAAAAGGGTAATCAGCAGCCAAGCCAACCTACAAGTTGGAAGGTTCAACGACTAGAGATCGACAGGCAACTGGGTAACATCTCCACGAGCTCCCTGCTTCCTACACCGGAAGATAAGATAGTCTCAACAACATCGATAGAAAAGATGTTGAACCAAAGGATAAAGAGCCTTTGGATTAAGAAATGCATTGACCTTATTGGATGATTACAGACGTTGGAGAGATAGAGTATTCGCAGACGAGCTATTCAAGGCAGAAGCAAACGGCAACTCTTCATCTAGCACTGGTGGTTATTACTATCCCGGTGGTGATGCAAAGGCTGCTGCTGCTCCTTTCTTCACATATGCTGCTGGAGTATCAGCTAAGTTCGACGTAAAGACTGACTTACTGCAAGTTGTAAAAGACATGCGTAAGCGTAACGTTCCAACTTTTAGCGACGGGTACTACAGATGTATCGCTGATCCAACAGCGATGATGCACCTGAGACAAAACGACGCTTTCCGTGAGATAGCTCGCTATGCCGGAAACGGAATGGTGAATCCTATGTCTCCAGAGCAAGCTCCAAATGCTAACTTCTTCCAAGGAATGGGTCCAGCATACGGTCAAGCTGGTTTTGTAGCTGGTCAGCCGGTGATGCCAACCGGATTTTTGTTTGAAGGCGTAAGATGGTTCGAATCAACCAACTTACCTGAAAAATCTCTTAGTGCAAGTATCGCTGACGCCCCTGGTGGTGCTGGTGCTGCTGCATACACAATTGCTCCAATGTTGTTCTTCGGACCTCAGGCAGTTGGTGTTGGTATCGGTGGAAACAATGCCCAGATATTATTAAACAATAATGATGACTTTTCACGCTTCATCATTATGATTTGGTCCTTGTTTGCTGGTTTTGAAATCCTTAATAAGGACTTCATAACTGTTGCTTACTCATTCGTATATTGAGGAGGTAACTAACAATTATGGCTAAAAAGATTTATCCCGGTAACTGGGTAACCCAACTCAGTAGTTACCAAGGTCAGCCAGTCGTGGCTGTACCAGGCCGTCAGTATTTCCAAAAGGTTGGATATGCGCTAGTAAACGGCACAGGTGGCACAGAATTTGATGTGACCATCCCTAGTCCTGATATGAGAGCGGATGACAAAGTCCGTGCAGATATCACTGGTTTAGTTCTTCCTGCAGGCGCTGCCGTATACCACGTTGGTATTCGTGTTCCTGACATGAGAAAGGACAGAGCAGTTGGTAGTGCAACATCTGGACTTGTAGGAACTAACACTGACACCATTGCAGTTAAGCCTGCAGCTGGTGACGCTGCTGACACAATCAGCACAACAGTTGTTTCTACTCCAACAGTTGCAGTTGCTTTGGCAACTATTGCTCCTACATCTGCTAAAAAAGGTGTAGTTACAGCAGCAGTTTTAGCTGGATCAGAAACCCTTAAGGTTTATGTTCGTAACGCAGCAGGCAATGCAGCAGGTAGTAACTTATCTTCTACAGCAGCTGGTGGAACTCCAATCATTGTTGAAGTTTCATACTTCGTTGATGATGACGTTGCAGATGTTGACGCAACATTCGTTCCTTACGTAACTGAGACCTAAAGCAGGTTTCTCACTACAATATGGGCATCTCAAAAGGATGCCCTTTTTTATTGACATGTCGCTGTATCAAAATCAAAAAAACGGACAAATTGTAGAGTTTATTGGTCACCATGATAAAGATTGGGCCATGGTCAAAAACTCTGCAGGTGTTGTTCAGTATGTCGCTTTAGACGATCTTGTTTCTTACGAAGCTAACAAAGGAAGAACAAATCAAAAGATAGAGCCTCAATCTGCTAAAACACCTAAGGATGAAGATCTTGTTCCTGAAAGTGCAATTCCAGTTGACACAAGATTAAATATTAATGTTGCCACGGCTGAAGGTATTGCTAAGTCGGTCAAAGGCATTGGATATGCCACGGCTAAGAAAATTCTTGAGCTTAGAATGTCTCTCCCCGGTGAGAAGTTTAAGAACTTAGATCAACTCAGAAAGATCTCTCGAGTGGATTGGGATCAAGTTATTAAGGATGATCTAATCTTCGTTGCTTAGAATAGAACGAAAGGCTTTTATTTAGCGCTTGGAATTAAACGACTACGATAAGAGCCGTTGCAGGTTTCACCTCGGCTACAACGTCGGAGCAAATTTACCTGCAGGTGATATAGCTCGTCTCGAAGAGGCGATGGCTCGTATTCCTGACAGTTATTTTTACACTCGTGTTGTCGAGCATTTAACTCGTTGTGACAAAGCTTATAAGCTATCACAAGTATTTAGGGTTGAGACTCAGCCGCAGCCCAGCAGAATAGAACGGATTACAGGTGACACAGATCGTGCTATTTATCAATCCGATCCTATCAAGGCTGACAAGGATTACAGGGAAATCTACTTAAGAGAAGTAGATCGAATGGCAGAAACTTTATATGTTGCTAATTATCGTAGAGATGAGGTTCGTCGATACGCGTTCGACAGATCTGGAGGAGAGTTTATTATGTCTGTAAAAGGCCCAGCAGATACTGCTGTAGGCACAAGGATAGCCCAAGCTGTTGGATCACAAAACTGGAGGTAACTCATGTCTAAAAAATCAAACAACAATTTTACTGGTCAATTTCCAGAATTCACTGCTAAAAATGTAAGTGGTAGTGGATTTGGTAATTTTCCTGGAGCGTCATGGGAGCCTATTGTCTTAAATGGTAAGGATACAAAGGAAAGCCAAAGAAGAACGATGGCTCAAAACGGTGGAATGAAACCCTACGAATTGAAAGAAGAAAAGCCAATAGATGCATTCAATCAGATAGG